AGCATCTCCACCATCATCCCCGGCATCATCGACATGCCGGCCATGCTGGGTCTCTACGACCCTCTCTTCGATACGCGGGCATCAGGCCTGCAATCCAACCTCATCACCGGCTCTGCCTCCTATGACCTCCTGATGAAGACCGGCCAGTTCGGTCAGGAAGTCGTCGAGGCCATCAGGGACGGTGAAATCACCTCCAACACTGCCCGCAGCTTCTTCTCCCTGCTCCCGTACCAGAACGCTATGGGAATCAGGAACGGCCTCAATGTGCTGTACGACGAGCTGCCTCGGGATTACAGCTACGAGTAAGCAATGGCACTTTCCTTCGTTGAGTATCAGGGGGACGGCATCACGAAAGTGTTTGCCGTTCCCTTCGATTACATCTCCCAGAGTGATGTCCAGGTCACTCTGGATGGCCAACCGGCCTCCTTCACCTGGACTTCCCCAAACACCATTTCGGTGACCACAGCGCCCGCAACGGGCAAGACCCTCAAGATCCAACGAGACACCGAGAAGGCAGTCCCTCTGGTCGACTTCCAGAACGACTCTGTGCTGGACGAAGCGCTGCTCGACCTGATGTGGAAGCAAGTCTTCATGGTCATCCAAGAGGCACAGGACCAAGCTGACGTTTCCTACGGTCTCTCGGACGATGCAAAGACCATCGCTCAGGAAGCCAAAGGCATCGCCCAGACTGCCGAAGGCAAAGCCGACTCGGCCATCGCCACGGCCAACGGTGCGGCCTCCACAGCGAGCAACGCGGTATCGACCGCCAACGCTGCAACGAGCACAGCCAACAGCGCAGTAGCCACAGCGAACAACGCAGTGTCTTCGGCCACCGCTGCGCAGAATACGGCCAACTCGGCTGTCACCACAGCCAACTCGGCGGTGACCAAGGCCAACGAGGCGAAGAGCCAAGCGGCCTCTGCGACAGCCATCGCCAACCAGGCGTTGAGCGCCGCCAACAACGCCGTCACCACAGCAACCGACGCTGCCACTCTGGCCTTGGACGCCCAGGCCAGTGCCGGCAACGCACAGAACGCAGCGAACAATGCTCAGATTGCCGCCGAGACGGCTGCAGCTGACGCACAGGCTGCGCAGGCCTCCGCTGCGAATGCTGAAGCAACCGTGAGGGAGATTCGTGACGACGTCCAATCGATTACTGGCGCTGACTTCACGGACTTCGCCAAGAACTCCGAGAACCTGTCCGGCCTGACCGACAAAGGGCTGGCACGGACGAACCTCGGTCTGGGGAACGTCGACAACACCCGCGATGCGGACAAGCCGATCAGTAACGCGACTCAAACAGCGCTGAACCTGAAGGCTGATCTGGCTTCCCCGGCCCTGACGGGCACGCCAACCGCTCCTACAGCAGCCGAGAACACCAGCACTACTCAGCTGGCCACCACCGAGTTCGTGCAGACAGCCCTCAAGGTTGTGGATCCGCGTGGTCTGCCGCGCATCCGACCCTCGCTGCGTCTGGACTTCCTTCACAACAGACGACTGGACCCGCGAATTACCTTCAGCCGTTCTTCGGGTGGTTGGAGTTGGAACGCGCAGGGCCAATACGAATGGCTCCCCGCCAATCAGCCTCGTCTCGACTACGACCCGGTGACAGGTGAGTGTCTGGGGCTGCTGATCGAGGAGCAGCGGACGAATCTGCTGACGTATTCGAGTGATTTTTCGAATGCGGTGTGGACTAAGCGCGGAACATTCACAGTCACACCTAACGCCGCCATATCGCCAGACGGAACCGCAAGCGCGTCTCTCGTCACTGGCTTGAATAGCGGCACGAACGATATGTACCGCCAGGGAATAAACAGTGGCGGACTGGCTGCGGAGGCCCGTTACGAGCCGTCTGTCTATGTGAAAAAGGTCACGCAGACCGGAACAGTAAACATCTCCAATTCCTATACGCCATCTTATGGGGACTGGACTGTCGATTTGTCAAAGGTTGGCGATGGATGGGAGCGAATTACCCGGAGCCATCCAGCGGTGACAGTCGTAGCGGAGTTCAAGGTACATACGACAGGATACTTAGGTATCCAACTAAGAAAAACAACTATCGGGGAGGTGAGTCTCTACATATGGGGCGCCCAACTCGAAGCCGGCCCCTTCCCCACTTCCTACATCCCCACAACCACCGCCCAAGTAACCCGCGCTGCCGACGTGGCTAGCGTGAACACGTTGTCGCCGTGGTTCAACGCGAGCGAGGGGACGTTGTTTGTGGAGGTAGTGCCAGGACAAACAGTTACGGCAAATTGGGCTGCCACTCTCAGCAACTCGATGACGGGACTGAATGATCTTATCGACTTAGGTTGGCGGATCAGCTCCACCTCACGCAGCCCGCGCGGTCGCGTGCTGCGCGAAGGCGCTACTCAAACAGAGCAGGTGATTGACCTAGAGGTATCCGTTGGCCAGCCAATCAAGATGGCCATTGCCTACGCAGCAAACAGCGTACAGACAGCTGCTCGCGGAGTAGCGTCCGCAGAAGACACGTCTGCCACGATCCCAGTAGTTGATCGCCTCCAGATCGGTAGGGTCGGAAACTACGGCTATTCGCCCGGCCATATCCGCTCTATCCGCTACTACCCCAAACGTCTCTCCAACACCGAAATACAGGCACTGACCGCATGATCGACTACTACCTGCAAACAGCCGACGAACAAGCCATGAATACCGCACTCATTGAAGCCAATGCAGCTACTACTGTACTGGCTCAACTGGATGACGCAGGCGAAGTTATCCAAGAGGCCTGCATTCAACTAACCAAAGGCGTCTCGCTGGATGTGATTGGCCTGATGTATGAACGCACCGGAGGCACCGATGAAGAGCTTGTAATGACGGCTATTCCGGGTTGGTATTTCAATGTCCGTTCCGAAGAGCCTATCGATTGGCCGGAGAATGTCGTTATTTCCTACCCGAAAACACCGTGTCGTGTCTGGGGGTGAGGACTTCTCTCACCTCTTGTTTCACCAGAACACTCTTGGAGGTGACTTATGTCACGCATAGGGATAAGCCCTAACCAATTTGCCGTACACGCTGACTTTGGCGGTATGGCATACCAAGACCCAGAGGCCGTTGTCATAGAAGGAGGTGTAATTGGAACTCAGACAGTTGAGCAGATCAATGCACTAGAGACTTCCAAAGCGAACGCCGCGCACTCCCATGTAATTGCCGATGTGACTGGCTTGCAGAGTGCCTTGGACAGTAAAGCGGACTCTTCGCACACTCACACCGCCTCTCAAGTGTCCGGTCTTGGCACCGCAGCCACCAAGAACATCACCGTTTCAACTGCAGCTCCTTCTGGCGGTTCCGATGGCGACATCTGGATTCAGTACTAAGGAGTTGCAATGGGCTTGAAAGTAAAAGCCGGGGGCGTCTGGAATGACGCCTCCAAGGTCCATATCAAACTGAACGGTGCATGGCAGACCGCAAAGCAACTTTGGGGGTATGCCGCTGGTGGGTGGCGTAGCGCTTGGCAGAATGAGATTCGCTACATCAACACCGCAGACAGGACTTCAGCCAGCATCTACGAACTGATGGGGTCACCGACCGAGCCTGGTGATTATGTCTTCGAGAATCAGGCAACTATCTCGGCGGGCTCTGGGAGTTACGCACTCCGCACAGGGGTGTTCCCTGCTGGATCGACGCTCAAGATTATCAACAAGGGGTACATCCGGGGCAAGGGAGGCAACGGTGGGCCATATAACGGCGCTGGAGGCGCTGGCGGCACTGCCCTGTACATCGACTACCCCTGTGAACTCGATAATGGAGCTGGATACATCTATGGGGGAGGTGGTGGAGGTGGTGGCGCAGCTGGTTCTTACAGTGGGACTTACGCAAGGGTATCTGGAGGAGGCGGAGCTGGCGCAAGCGCAGGCGCTGCAGGACCATCTTCTACAACCAGCATCTCCGGCTCCACTGCACTTAAGACAGTAACAAGCGCTGCTGCCGGGACAGCCTCCGCTGGAGGAGTAGGTGGTTATATCGATTACACCCCTACGTCCACTTCTTATATGAGGCCTAGAGGTGGCACTGGAGGCGCGCCTGGGGCAAGTGGAGCTGCAGGTAGTTATACGCAAGCAGGTGGATGGAGCATGTCAGCTACTGCAGGAGGTGCAGCAGGCACTGCTATCACCAAGAATGGTAACGCCGTAACCATCACTGCAGGTAACGACACAACACGAATCAAAGGAGCAGTCGCATGACGGACTTCACAATCCTGTCAATCGACGAAAACGCAAAGAGCATGGTTATTGATTGGGGCTATATAACGCTCAATCATGACATCCCACTTTACATCTTGGAGAACCCTGAACTAACCGAAGAGGAAATGCTTCGGTTCATCTCGTATATGAGACCTCCGGTTCCGGTTGAGCTGACTGTGCCGGATAAGTTGCGAAAGTTGGCCACTGCGGCTGAAGTTGCTGTAGAGGACAAGGCCATGGAAGTTCGCGTACAGCGTAACGCTCTGTTGGATTCAACCGACTGGACTCAGTTGGCAGATTCTCCGGTTGACAAACAAGTCTGGGCAGATTATCGCCAGCAACTTCGGGAAGTCCCTCAACAACCAGGGTTCCCTGACTCGGTTGTCTGGCCGGAGGCCCCTGCTTGATGGATCAACAGCGTGACCGTGAACCCTCTTCCGTTGCCTACCTCCTCGGGCAACTGACCGCAAAGGTCGATCTTCTCCTCTCCAACCAACAGTCCTACAACGAACGCCACGACGAGCTGGAGCAGCGCGTCTCCGTCCTGGAGCGGGACAAAGCCAAGATCCTTGGCGCAGTCCTGGTCATCTCCACCGTCATTGGGTTCGTTGCCAACTACTTCCTCTGACACATGCAAAACCTCCGCTCCCTCATCAAGCACCATGAGGGGGTCCGGGCGAAGCCTTACCTCTGCACTGCAGGGAAAACCACCATCGGCGTAGGCCGCAACCTCGATGACCTCGGTCTGTCCCCGGACGAGATCGATTACCTCTTCGAGAACGACCTGCGCCGCGTGGAGCTAGAGCTTCACCGAGCCTTCCCATGGGCGAAATCCCTCGACGCTGTCCGCTACGCCGTGGTGGTGGACATGCTCTTCAACCTCGGCCTTCGCCGCCTCCAACTCTTCCGCAAGTTCCTCGCCGCAATGGAGAGACACGACTGGCAGACAGCTGCCGTGGAGATGATGGACTCCCGCTGGGCCAAGCAGGTGAAGAGCCGCGCCACCCGACTGCGGGACATGGTCCTCACCGGCCAGTGGCCCAAGGACTGACATGGCGAAACGCAAACGCGACTACGCCAAGGAATACCGCGAATACCACTCCAAACCGGAGCAGATAAAGAGACGAGCGTCTCGCAATGCAGCCCGCCGGCTGATGATCCAGAAGGGCCTAGCCCGCAAAGGCGACGGTAAAGACGTCGACCACAAGAACCGCAACCCCCTCGACAACTCCCGAGCCAACCTTCGGATCGTCTCCAAGAAGACGAACCGGGGATGGCGACGTAATGAAAAAGGAAAATCCTGATGCTGCTGAAACTACTCCTGAAGGTCCTCACCACTGAGGCCGCGAAGCAACTGGCCGTGTACGCAGCGGCTGAACTGGCCAAGCGTACCAACAACGACATCGACGACACCGCTGTACGCCTCATCGCCAAGACCCTCGGCGTGGCTGCTCCGGCTCTGGAGGTGACTGATGGCCAAGCGTAAGGCTGCTGCCGACACCGGCCTGACTGACCTGCAGAAGCGCGAGGAAGAGCTGAAGGCCGCTGGCCTCGAATACGAGGTCTTCGAGTACCCGCACGGCTACCTCGACCTCCTGTACCGCGACGCCGACGGCAACCGCGTGAAGCAGGAGTACCGCCCGGATGGCCGGGAAATTCTCCGCGACCACTTTGGTGTAGAGGTTCAATGAGCGACACCCTGAAGGATGTCCTTGACCTGCTTCATTCGGAACTGGCCCGCTCTCTCTTGAAGCGGGTCCAGTCCGGTGAGGCCTCGGCCAGCGATCTGAACGTGGCCCGCCAGTTCCTCAAGGACAACAACATCGATTCCTCGGTCAAACACGACCCGCATTTGGCCGCTCTGGCCGCCGCTGCAAGCCATCTGGACGAAGACGACGTTCAGGCAGGCCCTCTCCATTGACCCCCGCTTGAGACGCCTCTGAGGCCCTCTCCGGGGCGTCTGGAGTCCCGCCTTACATGACCCCTCAAGAGCTTGATCGGAAGATCAGGAGCAGTTTCGGCTTCTTCCTGGTCATCATCTGGAAGCACCTCAACCTCCCCAATCCAACTTGGATTCAGAAGGATATTGGAGACTACCTCCAGTACGGCCCCACACGCCTCATCATCATGGCGTTCCGTGGGGTAGGGAAGAGCTTCGTTACCTCTGCCTTCGTCCTCTGGCTCCTCTACTGCAATCCCCAACTCAAGATCATGGTGGTGTCCGCTTCCAAGGAGCGGGCAGACTCCTTCTCGACGTTCACCAGACGTCTCATCGATGAAGTGCCCATCCTGCACTTCCTGAAACCCAAGCCCGAGCAGCGTGACTCGAAGATTACCTTCGACGTTGGCCCTGCCACGGCTGACCACAGCCCCTCAGTCAAATCGGTCGGTATCACCGGCCAAATCACTGGTAGCCGTGCAGACGTCATTATTGCCGACGACGTTGAAGTCCTGAACAACTCAGCCACCCAAGGCGCTCGGGACAAGCTAGGCGAGCTGGTGAAGGAGTTCGATGCGGTCCTCAAGCCGCTGAAGACCTCCCG